TGACTGCGGGCGATGTCAGCAACTTCTTGCCACTCTTTAATTTTGGCTAGAGCTTCTCGGTATTGCTTTAGCCATTGGGCAGTGTTGTCATCTAAGACGACCACACCTTTTTCGACTTGCATTGACATAGTTTCCCCCTAGTCAGTTTCCTAGTACCAATTCTTGCGTTGGAAATGTTCCCAGGCGCCGCAAGGCCCCGAAGATCCGTATTTCCGTCCGATATACGCAAGCGTTGCTACTACTTGTGCGACACCAGAATCAGAATGTTTCATTCCAAGATTCTGGTAAGTACCGTGGAGCAATTGCCCGATTCCTCGTGCGCTGCTCTTCGGGTTTTTGGCTTTGGGATTCCAGGCGGATTCCTTGCCGATTAGTTTTGTGAAGCAGGCGAACTGCTTCTTTGTGAGCAATTCCCGCGCTATCTGCTTTGGATTGACCTGCATTAGTGCAGGCGCTTCCTTGTAGATGACGGTGGCGGGAACTGCTGGTTGTGGTGCAAAGGCAGCGTTGACAAACATTGAAGTCATCGCTGAAACCCCGATGATGATGGCGATTCCTCGCCAGGTTTTTCGTCTGTTAGTTGTGATTGGATTTCTCCTTCTAATTTCGCCGCAGCTATAGACAGAACCTGAGTCACATACGATGGCTCACAGTTCAATGCTTTGGCAATTTCTTTCGGTTGCGCACCCAATGCAGACATCTCTCGGATTTTCTTAGCGCGACTGATTCTCGGTGTTTTATCACGACGAGCGCCAATCATTCTTTTGCGCTGCTCCCAAGTGAAGCCAGCCCATATTCCGTATGGGATTTGTTGCTCAAGTGCGTAGTCCAAGCACTCCTTTCGTTCGATACAACCATCGCAGATTTTGCGTATGGCTTGGAGCGACTTTCGCTCTTCTGCTCGCGATTCAGGGAAGAACATATCTGGATTTTCAATCTCACGGCATTGCGCCTGTGGTAATTGAGGAAGTAGGGGAATGAAATCAAGAAACTTCACATCCTCTCCTTCAGCCAGGAGTCTAAATCCTGAATGACGAAAGCCTTCTCAATGGAAGCATTGCGGCGTTTGATGATGACAAACGCTGGCGGAACTTCTGACAAATTACGCGCTTTGGCATAATTCTTCGCTTCTGCTCTCGCTTCTTCCCAGAAGGCTGGCAAACTAATGGACTTACGATTCTTAGCTTCAAGAATGTAAGTTTTGCCAGCGACGATGACAACGAGATCACCTTCGTCTAGCGCCCCGCTGAGTCGTAATCTTTCAGCAAATATACCGTGACTCCGCAACCACTTGAGGATTCCGATTTCAAATGCTGACCCTTTACGCCCATTGGGGTTTGCCATTACTTCACCAATTCCAATTTAGTTTTTTTAGTTAGAGCGCGAGAAGTTTTCACGCTCATAATCAGCTGCTCCGCCAGGGTCAGCGCCTCAGCCTCGGTCATCTTCGCGATTCTCGCGACGACCATTGGCATACCAGCGCGGACAGAATCTAGGCGGATTGCGCCTGACTCTTCCTTAAGAGCTTCAACGGATCCGAATTCCTTCAGACCCGCTAAATCTATGACATTGACCTGCTCTAAGACATCTTCAAGCATATCCAAGTTGGCATCCTGCTCTTCTAGGTATAGGGAGAACTCCCCATCGGCGCCTAGATGGACGCTAAAGAGCGGCTCTCGATGTCTCATCGGCGCTCCAGGGCTTGAGCCATTTTACGCTGGCTGGCGAGCCATTCTTGGGTCTCCTGGTACCTTTTCTCAAAGGGGTCTTTATCCAGGCTTAAAATGGCGCCAAAGGCCGCTAGAGCGGCTCCTACGCCTATTGTGAACCATAGAAGTTCCATACTGTGTCCTTTCCGTTGTTGGTCTAAGTATGACCCAGACCGCTGACACCCTACCCGCGACACGCCGAAGGTGTCTATTGTGGGTTGTATTGACAATCGTATGGACAAGGTGTTCAATACAGGTATTGGAGCGAAACGCAGTAGCTCTAAGAAACGGAAGTAAGAAAATGGCAAAAGTTAGTTTTTGTGAATGTAATCAATACTGCCTAGATAGCAAATGCATTTCAAGCGACAGTGGTTTGAAAGTTCGCAAATGCTGGTGTGCAGATTGCAAGGCCGAACGTAAGGAAATTAAGGCCAATGCTTACAAAATTACTTTTACAAAGGTCGGCGCATAATGATCGACCTACTCTTTGGCACGCACGTTGGCGGTTGGCAGGCATTTGTGCAGTTCTGGTTCTGGACTGGAATTGCATTGACTTTGGTACTTCGTTGGATGAAAAGGAATGCACGATGAGCGCGATGAGCAATCTGCACCTAGAGCTGACAATTGCGATGAATCACGTTGCTGACAAATTGCATCAGGCAACTGAAGATGGATGGGGCGAAACTATGGAAGCCACTTGCAACGTTGCAATCGAATTGTTGCAAGTATGCGCTGATGCGTTTGCTCAAATTCGTGAGATGAGCGAAGGAGTCAAAGTTGGAAATTAGAAGATGCAGTAAATGCGGTCAGATTGACTGGCAACAAGGTTTTCACATTCCGTGTAAATGCAATCGAAAGGTAAGCAAATGAAGAAGATTCGCTCGGTTCGTGTCAGTGATTCACTATGGTTCAAGGCTAAACTCAAGGCTAAAGAAGAAGATAGAACTGTCAGTGAAGTAATCGTTGAATTCTTGCGTGAATATGTAAAAGCCTAAAAGACAAAGAAAACCCCTACACAGGAAAGGTGGCTGTGTAGGGGTTTTTCTTTATCGCTAGGGGATTACATTTGTTTGTCTTGATTCCGCTTTATCTCTGACAATTCAGCCGCAATACTAAAGTATGCAGCGCCATCAATAAAAGTGTCATCTTTGGAGTATTCAAAGTTTTCTTGCAGTCTGGCAATCTTTACCAACGCCATACAGATCGCAACCTGCATTGGCGATACATCTGTCCCAAGATAGGCAGACCACAAGACTGCAATTCTTCTATGGTTCTCGTATGGCGTTCCATAATCTTCTTGGCGCTCGCCGTACATTAACCTTTCAGCTTCTTTAAGAACTTCCCCCCGCTTCATCAGTTCTATTCCTCTTCTTCTACATCCTCAATGTCGGTGTAGAGCGCTAGTTCGGTTTTCTTATCTTCAACACGTTGAGCATACTCACCAAGACCAAGAGCAGATAGCACGAAGGCTACAGCTGCTTCAGTTGGCATATCTGGTGAGAGCGCGGAAACTAGCAGGGCAACTGCTGATGACACAAATGCTGCTATACGAGCAGGATTCTTGTGGACAAATGACTTCAACTTTTCCATTCTTACTCCTTGAACTTAGGCTTACCGAATCCCACGATTGAGACTGGTTCTTGACGCTTGAACTTCAAACGCTTGGTCTTTTTGTAGGTTCTGGTCTTAAAGGCAACCATACCGCCATTGCGCTGGTCTCCCTTAGAATCGCCAGAAGTATTTCCTTCAATTGTATGGACGATGCCCTTGCGAGCCTGGACGCCGATGACAATGCCAATGTGACTAATCCGCTCAACTGCGTCGCCTGGGAAGTCAAAGAAGGCTAGGTCGCCTGGCTCTGGCTTGGCGGTGGCGGCGTCTTGCCACCTGCCGCGGGACTGGAAGGCTTGCGCTCCTGCTGATGTCAAGATGACATTGGGGATGACTAGGCCAACCTTCTTAGCGCACCACATTACAAAGGATCCGCACCAGGGCAGATAGTTGGCGCCCATTTCCTTGCCAAACTTTGTTTCATTCTCTTTTGGGCCTTCGACATATCCGACTTCTTGCCAGGCCGTTTGAATGAATTGGTCGCGCTGACTCACTTGCGCTTCCTTTTAGGGCTTGCAATCAAGATTGCATAAATCTCATCGACACGCTCTTCTAGGCGATTGACTTGATCCTTGAGACTTGAGCCAGAATTCGGCTTCAGTTCTGCTAAGTAGTGCGAAACTAACCACTTGACTCCATAGGCAAATGAGCCAATGAGTGTGCTAACGGCAACGGCCAATGTCGCCCAATCGGTCGGTGTCATCTCTCTCCTTTTGCGGTCTGGTCAGATTTTCCTAATCCAGACTTGTGTATTGATGTCGAGCATCTCGAATTGACCTTGTTTTTCTTCCAAGAATCTATCGACTGCAGGTTTCGGTGTTAGTTCTGGTGACATATACCCATCACCCCAGGTGTAATCGTCAAATGCCATTATTGCCCCTGGCTTGAGTAGCGACCAGGAAAGAATTGCATCGCTATAGACCATTTTTTCGGTATGGTCGCCGTCGATGTAAATAAAATCAAAGCTCTCAATGCAGTTGGTCAGATACTCAGTTGTGGTCATCTGACAGGCAGTGATGATGTCGGTGAATGCCAGTTTGTTCTCATAGACATCTTTGACATCGTTCCAGTCAAAACTCTTGTGGACTGACTCATCAGATCCTTGCCAGGTATCGACATCAATCAGCCTGCAATTACTGCCAGTGAGGATATTGCGAACCAGCCAGAATGAAGCATCGCCTGTGTAGGCACCCAGTTGCAAGAAGGTGAGATTGGGTTGACCTTTGAGCGAATTTAGATGCTTATGAAAGTTGAAAATCGCTCCCATAGCGAACCAATTGGGATACTTGTCGCTCATCTTTCCCCCTTAGTAAGACCTGAATTGCTTCAAATTGGTCTATATGGTCATCAATCGTTCTGTGAACATCCGCAATCTCGTACAGCAGCATCATTTAACTTCTTTATGGTTGCTTTTAAGATGGCAATATCTTGTGCCATTGAACCTATTTGTTCGCGCATTGCTGTCAATATTTCATTGACATCTATTTCAGTATTCATCTAGTTCCCCTGTTCTAGTGCTTCCACTCGTAGAATAATATCCTTAAGCGCTCCAGTTAAATAAGGAATCAAATTGGTTGTCATAATTGACTGATATTCAGGATTTCCGTCAGCGTCAATGGCATCCTTCTCACCCATAACAAGGTCAGGGGCAGCTTCGGCAAATTCGTGAGCAACAAAGCCAATCACAGTCTTATCTGGTTCACGATTCATCTTGAATGAGCGCAAACGAGTTGCCTTGATAATGTCAGCCGATCCTGTGAAATCTTGAATATCCTGCTTCAAACGATAGTCAGAAGTTGTTCTAAATGATGGGCTGCCAGCAGATGATGTATTGATGCCGCCAGCGTCAGCGCCGTTATACACAAGACGGATAAGTTCTGCTGTTCCAGTGGCATTCCATCTATGAGAGAAAAGAGGAATTTGATTATCACGACGACCAATAATTGCACCAGTGTCTGAAATATATGCACCAGCAGTTTGCGATGTGCTTGATGAAGTAAAAGTACCAGTTGAGATTGTAAAACTGGCAACTTTAATATCACCAGATGCTGTAATTGCTCCAACAGTTGTAATAGCACCACCAGAACTAACAACAAAACTGCCACTGCCAGTGCTAAGACTTCCACTTGAGGTTATATTTCCAACCGATGTAATCGCACCAGCACTGCTCACAACAAATGCGCTACCTGCTGCTGTAATACCAAGACCGACATTGAGACCGCCAGAAGGTGCATAAAGAGCAGTTGTAGATGAGCTTTGAACTTGAACTACACTACAAAGAACGCCACGATCGCTGTAAAGAGCATAAGTATTGGCATTACCGCCAGGGGCAGTTGAAGGATAAAGAAAAGTTGTAA